TGCTACTGCTGCCGCCACTTCAGGTGTTGGAACTTTTAACAATATTAATTATGTTCCCCCAGTTGTTGTTGGAGGACCACAGTTTGCAGGACAGACGACATTCGGTAATATTGGTTTCTTGAAGCGTCAGCAAATGGTGGCTTTTGACCCTGATGCTACATCAGGTGGAGGTGCGGGTGCTGTTTCAGTTTCTACTGGTATTAGTGCAATTTCTGCAGTTTTTGATGCTGCCGCTTGTGTCGCCCAGTATAAGTCATACATTAACAACAAAACTAATAATAGTGCGACAGTCCAAGCTCGTATCCAGTATTCCATTATGGCTATAATCCATCTTAAACATATTCACTCTTTTTTCCAGAATATTCCTCTCCTCAAGGGTGTCTTTATGAAGATGACCCTCAACTTGAACCAGACTTCCGTATCCTTGAAGTCTATTGCCTCTGGAGCTGGAGGAAACGACTGGAGTGGAACTGGTGTAAGTGTAAGTAGTCCTTTGGGTGGTGTTTCTCCCATTATGATTGCATCTAGAGCGATTGCTGCTGGTGGAACATCTGGTCTTTCAGGTTTATCAGCCACTGCCGCCACTCTTGGTGGTGCTGACGGTAGAGATGCTACTATATCTCTTGCTGTTGGTAATAGAGCGTTGGTTTCAACTCAAAGCACTTTCGCTGCTACTTCTTTCCCCCAATCTATCCAGCTTTACATTCCTGCTTACACCTTTAACCCTGTTTATGAAGCTGCTTACTTGTCATCTCCCGTCAAGAAAATCGTTTATACCGATATTTACCAATACCAAGTGGCTTCAGTCGGAGCTGGAACTACTTTTAACCAGTTGATTACCAACGGTATTGCAAATATCAAGTCAGTCTTGGTTTTGCCCTTCTACACTGCTACAGGAAATTCGGGTCTTCAACCCTACCAGTCCCCCTTTGACTGTGCTGGTGGTGGAACAACTTCTCCCCTTTGCTTACTTACTAACTTCAATGTGGTTATAGCGGGTCAGAATATGATTTACAACACTCAAAGATACTCCTACGAGCAGTTCCTCAATCAGCTCCAAGGTGCAAACGCCATCAACGGCAATCTCACCGATGGTCTTACCTCCTCTCTCATTGACAAGACTTCTTTTGAGCAAAAATACTGCTACTACTATGTCAATTGCGGTAGAATGTTGCCCGTTGAGGAAAGTGTTCCAAAATCGGTGCAGATTATCGGACAGAGTTCTTCATTGAAAGATATTCAGCTGTTCGTTTTCGTAGAATACGGAGTTGAAGTCAGCATTGATGTTCTCTCGGGTGCTAGAGTTTAGGCGATAGTTTAGAAAACGCCATCTCGTATAATATTTTTATCTCTAATATTATTATACAATGGATTTTATGCCTTTACACATAGCCGCTAGTGAGAAGCAACGAAGCAGATTACGAAACGGACACAGAGTGCGAGTTTCTCCTGCAATGGAAGGTTGTGGGTTCAACCTTATCGTCAATCCTGCAACCTTTGATACAGCGTCAAAATGCTTTAGAGCTGGTAGAGGAACGATGGTGCAATTAAGCCCTATGGAAATTCAAGCGAACCGAGGAGTTGAGGGTGAGGGCATCTTTGGTAAGGAGTTTGACCGTTTTGTTAAGAAAACGATTGGTAAGAAAGCGACCAAGAGTTTATACAAGGTTGCCGAGAAGGTTGGAAAGCCACTCGTAAATAAAGGTTTAGATGCGGTCGCTTTAGCCGCCAAAGCATACGGTGGTCCTGCGGCCGCCCCTGCAATTGAGGCAGCCAAAAGGGCGGCAAAGGGATATATTGACCGCCCCACTGCTTACCAGAAAAACCCGTCAAAAGAACTAATGAAAGATGTCAATCCCGTTGGTATGGCGGAGGACTTCGCCAAGGGACAGCTAGACGATTTGATGATGGGTGAGGGTATTTTTGATATGGTTAAGAAAGCCGCCAAGTCTAAAGTTGGAAAGCAGTTGCAGAAGAAAGCTCTTTCTATGGCTGTCAAGGAAGCCAAAAAAGCGGGTGTTCCCAGTATTGTTGCCGATTTAGCATCAAAAGAAGCCTCCAAGCAGATTGACGGACAAGGTATTTTTGATATGGTTAAGAAAGCCGCCAAATCCAAGGTTGGAAAACAGTTGCAAAAGAAGGCTCTTTCTATGGCTGTCAAGGAAGCCAAGAAAGCGGGTGTCCCCAGTTTTGTTGCCGATTTAGCCTCAAAAGAAGCCTCCAGTGCGATTGACGGGCAAGGTTTATATGCCTCTTCTGCCTCCAGAGGATACGGAGTAATGGGTAGGGGTGCTATAATGGGTTCTGGATATTTGCCCCCTGCTCTGCAGTCGCAGAACAACTCGGCGAACTTTATGTTCCATACACAGTTGCCGCCGAACCTTGCTATGTTGAAAAGATACGGGGTTATGGAAGGTCAAGGATTGTATGCATAAGTATTTTAGACGAAATTATTTTGTTTGGTATTAATATACGATGCTTACAGATATACAAATAAAGGATTTGGCGGGGCGAATGAGTATTCCGCTGGAATATATCGGGTTCAAGGACAAAGTGCCGATGAAGTTGCGAACCAATCGCTCCTACATTATTAATATGGAAGATGCATTAGATAGAGATGGAAAGGTAAATAAGGGGTCGCACTGGGTGTGTTTCCAAGTAGCCGAGTATCCAAACGGTGTAAAAGAGGCGATTTACTTTGACAGCTATGGTGTTGGACCTCCGACTGATATTACCAAACGAGTAGAGAGTAATTACAAGATTGGAGTGCATCATACCGACCGAGATATACAATCACTTATGAGTGATGCTTGTGGATACTATTGTTTAGCGTTTCTGCATTTTATCAATGCTTGTCCTTTGCGAAGCCGACAAATTGTCAAAGATGCAGACACTTTTGTCAGTATGTATGACGATTTAGAAAAATCTAATGATTTTAAGAAGAATGAATGGATACTGAAACACTTTTTTATGAGTAAAGACCCAGCCTTGAGAAAAGCGGTGGAGGTTATTACCAATGATGCCGTTAAAATGGTCCAACAGCACCAAACTCCCGAGTTTGAAGCTACTCTATAAAAAAAAGTATTCATACTATGTATATATAGTATGAGTTTATGGACGGATTTTGTTAAAGAATTTGCGGCAAAAAACAATTTGACCTATAAACAGGCGATGTCAGACCCAAGATGCAGTGCATTATATAAGGAAGCCAAAGCAGGAGCAGATAAAAAAGAAGCCAAAGCAAAAGAACTTTATTTGAAATATGCACCCATTGTGAATGCACCGCCAGAGCCAGAGCCTGAAGAGCCAGACGAAGAGGAGATGTTGGCGGCTCTAGAGGAAGCAAAACCAAAACCAAAAAAGAAATACAAATGGTATTTTAAAGTGGATAATTACAGAGAAGCTCAAAAATGGTTTCGGTCAAATTATAATGGAGCTACTAACGAAATAAGAGGACCAACAGCACCAAATAGAAATTTATACGATGAAGCCGATTGGAACTCAACAACTGATGCTGGGAATATACATTCACCAAGTTCGCCACTTTTAAAACTCGCAAAATATTTGGAAAGAGAAGGTGTAGGACAAATCATAGAAGCGAAAGGAGAAACACCTGTTGCAAAGGCAACAGCAAAACAACCTAAAATGTGGGTTTTTAAACCAACAAAAGACAACTACGGAAGCACAGAGGTTGAACGGCGTTTTATGTTGAATATTTTCCCAAGAAATAGAGCTATTGCAATAGAAGGTCTTTATAAGAACAGCCAAGCAGAAGATTTTACGGTTGGAGATTTTAAAGATGCTATTGATAAAACCAAAAAACCAGAAACTTCTCCATTATTAAAAATTGCAAAAGTTTTACAGCGAGGCGAATTTGGAAAAATAGTATATTCAAAATAAAAAAAAAGATGGGTAAAACCCCACCTCTTGTTTTTTAGTTAAGTTAATTAAAGATAAATATATGCAAATATACAGTTTTAAAGCTTCTCACCATACAGACAAAGTGCTTGGATATACTCTCTCTGTTGCAAACTCTCCTTACAATACTCCAAGTATTCGCCTTCCGAAATTCCTGCAAGGCGAACCATATTCCCTGAAATATCATAGGAACTCGCCATTAAATCGCTATATTTTTGGAATAATTTTTGAAATATAACACCCTTCGCCCCTTTACCGAGTGTTTGATATATCAACTTCTCCACTTTGACAAGTTGAATGTTGTTTTCGTAGTTTCTTATTTTCTCGGTATTCTTGTCCTCCATTTTGAAGACCGACTTGTCCTCTTCTTTATCATACAACCCAGATGCAAGTGAAAGCACTCCACTATACATTTTCCAACCATTTATCTTGGTTTGGAGAGAGGCGATACGCTTGTCGCAATCGGCGACACATTGGGAGGTCATTTGTTGAGTAGCAAACATTTTCGTTTTAGTAATAGTTATTAATCTGGTTTTGTTATTTTATGCCTTCAAGAAATATGCAAAAAAAGATTTCAATTTTACGAGTTTTACAACTGTTTTTGCAATTTCTGCAAAAAAAGAGAAACGAAAAAAAAGATGGGAAAAGCCCCATCTTTTGTTTTTTAAATTAAGTTAAATATACAAATATACAAATATACAATATGCGGTTATATAATTTTGGCTTTGATTAAGACGATAAGATTAAGGAGTTTTTCTTTTTTCTGATTTTTGCGAATTTTGTGGGTTGGCTTATTCAAGATAATCCATTCGTAGAGTTCTTGTTTTTCATTGTTTCCATATTCATTTTGAACGATAATACGCATTCTCTCCATAAAAGCGGGAGTGTCTTCAAAGACTGACTTACAATAAGGATTGCATCTAATGTCTTGAGCCAAGTTGTGTGCGTCCAGTCCTGCATCTATTTTTTTGTTCTCTTTAAAGCAGTCTTCGCAAAACCTCGCATCATCTGGGTCTTCGGGTTCAACACAATTGAGGTCGCCACAAGCATAGCATTCCACATCACCCCACCCGTCGTAGTTTGAGCCATCAACATCGCAAAATCTGCAAACCCACATCTCAACACCGTTCTCTCCAGTTGCAAGACCAACGCTCGGGTCAGACGCACCGCAACATTCGCAGGTGTTCTTCTCTTTTTTTGGTTTAGCCTTTTCCTTTTTTGGTTTGACTTTTTTTTTGTCGCAGTTCTTATCATTATAAACACTATTAACCCTAATAAATATATTTGAATTAATGTCGTCATCAGTATCCATCGTATAGTGGTTAAATGCCTCCATACAAACATATCCACTTGGTTCAATAATTGTATTGAACCAAGAGAACTTCACCTTGTCTTTTTTGTAAAAGACATTGTAATATCCGTCGGCATTGGTTTTTGTGTATGCGTAAATATATTCGCCCTCTTTCCAGTCTGCAACTTCTTTGAGTTTTTCAACCCACATTAAGTTTTTCTTTTTGTCGCCAAGGGCATATCTGAACTCTTCCCCTGCAATCTTATCTATTTTCTCATTCTCATAATCCCAAGTAAATTGGACGCATTCAGTTCCATCTTCATTCTCATAATCATCGTTGGGATTGTGGGAAATGTGCTTTGCAATATTGGAAATGGTAATTCTTGACATTTTCGTTTTAGCTTTTAGTAATTTTCTAGTTTATCAATCTGGTTTTGTTATTTTATGCCTTTATAATTTATGCAAAAAAAGAGTTCAATTTTACGAGGTTCAATTCTTTTTTTTGCAAAAAAAGAGAAAGATGGTATTAGGTGAAGTCTTTTATTTTTTCTCAAAAAAAAGAATTGAATGCTGTGAAGCCGAAAAAAAAAGGTATTGGTTAAAGCCAATACCCTTATAATATTTTGAGTTAAGTTAAGTTTAAAATTTATACAAATACAATCTCAATATCTTTACCAGATAGGTCAGATATTGCTTTTAAGAACAATTGAGTAAGGGCATCGTCGTCTTTAATAGTATATGAGTTTGTGAGGGCGAATGTTCCCTTTTTTATTAAGTATGTCATTATCACTTGGCGAGGCTCTGCACCAAGACGGCTCATTGCGATTGGTGCATTGATTAAGTAAGTTTGATTTTCTATGGTTATGTTATGGACTAGATGAGTGGAAACGGCAGTTCCGTTTAAACCTTTCCAACCGTTTATATCGGTTTGAACTTTGTCTGCCTTCTTTGGAATAGTCGCCATTTTTTCTTTGACTTCTTCCTTGGAAGTGTCAGGACAGTATCTCAAGTGGCGTTCATAGGTTGCATTAGCCTCTCTAATTGACTTTCTAACCTTCCAACCGCAAGTGCATTGAATGTTTCTCATTTGGCCTCCAAAGGATACAAGTTTCGGCATTTTAGTTTAGTTTTGGATTGTTATTTAATTACTAGTTTTGATTTTATGCTTATTGTAAATATGCAAAAAAAAAGTTCAATTTTACAAGGTTCAATTCTTTTTTTTGCAAAAAAAGAGATATATCCAACCACACTATTCCTTACTTGTTATTATAGATTTTAAAAAAAAAAGAGTATAGTGAAGGGTAAGTGAAGGAGTGAAGGAGTGAAGGGTCAAAAATATTCTCTAGGAAGAATTCTTTTTTTAAAATTATAAAAAAGTAAAATTTCTTGGCGGAAAAAATCCACCCTTCACTCCTTCACCCTTCACCAAAAGCGTCCCCCTATTCCTTGACATAGGTCGTAAGCATTGCAGGACTGCTCCCCATCTGTTCCATCGTATTTGCTACAGCTTTTTTCTGTGCGATTGTGTCGCCGAATTTCTCTGTGAGGAATGTGTGCCTCATTTGATTTACCCCGACAGCTTTGCCGTCAAACAGCTTATTTAGCCGTTGGTTCAACTTGACTGACGAGAGTGGGTTGTAGTTTGCATCAAACAGCAAGTAGTCAGTTGGATTGACGGAAATCCACTTGTTAAGAATATTTCTCAACTTAATAGGGACAGCCACTTTTTGCTGTCCGTATGTTTTAGCGGTTTTGTAGGAGTTGAATACCATCTCACCTTTATCCAAAAAATTATCTTTGGTTTTATCTACCGATTTTATTTTGAAGTCGCAGAAATCCTTACTTCGCCTCGGTGCAATAAAAGAGCCACCGAGCAACGACATAATAATATAGGATTGGATAGTTTGGAGGTCAGCAGGTGTGAGGTGCGACTTTTTGTAAAGTGCCTCTGCATTTCTTCGGCAGTCCTCAAAGACGGTGCGAATGTCCCCGCCCTCAACCCAGCTCTCCTTTTGAGTATCGGTCTTTTGCTGTAAGCTAATTTCCTTATTGTATGCAGACACATCGGCATTCATTAAATCTCGGTAAGCGGATTTGTCTGTGATAA